TTTTTGATAAGCCTTGACGTTCGGACCATCTTGTAGGCCTCTATTCGAGTCGCCCATGTCAGCTACGACTGCAGTGTTATTGATGTCCGTTTCATCAGCATCGAACAAGTTGACACCATCAAACCCGCCTTGCATGAAGAACGTATACTTCAAAAAGCGACGGTTCGACTGGATGAAGTCATTTACTGACAACCTTCGTGTCTTTGCGGCGGCGTTAGCTGTGATGCTTCCATTACGGACATACTGGGCAGACACCCATGAAGATGGGTCGGCAAGACCAGCTGAACTAGTGACAATGCTCAAGTTCTCTAGTGAGAAAACGTTATTGCAGAACCTATCGGCATCAACGATACCATTCGTAGTTGTATCAACTGCACCAGCGTTGTCGCCGACAGCAAAGTTCTCATTTGTCACTGCGCATTCTGGGAAGAACTTCGCAAAAGCCAACATCGACTTGTTTTGCAATGTGCTTGCGTTTGGTGTCGTCAAGCTAGTTACGTGTTCGAACTGAGGTCCCCAGTACAATAAGGGGTTAACAGTGAGTTTGGCGCCCGAACCTTGTGTGATGTTCAATCGCATTGGGACAGGTGCTTCTGTAACGTTCTTCAAGAATGTCGTGACTGGGATATGCGAGCTCGCCGCAGTAGGCATCGGCGCGCTTCCGGATGTCATCAAGTGAATTGCGCCGCGGACACCGAAAGGAAGGGCCGTGGGGTCGACAAGACCGTTCTCTACTGACGAAGCAACTTCAACCCTAACGAGGTTTGAGTTGTTTGGGTAGTTTCCGTCGACGACGAGCTTTTGACTCGCTTCGGTACGATCAAAGTCGTAGAAGACATGGTTATCACCGATGACCTTGGCAATATACCTGTCTGAAGACGGGTCTAGCGTGAGACCTCTCCATTGTTCTAAGGGCTTGACGTTACCATCATTATCATTCCAATCGCGGATATTAAGATCAAACGTTCCATAGAGGTTAGTCGGATCGGTTGACAACGCAATGTTTTCGATAGACAGTTTGAAGCCATTGGAAATACCAGCACCAGCGTCAAGAGCAACAATCCTAAAGAGGTTAGCGGCAATACCACCGAACTTCTGTGAGATGACCCAAGGCGAACGAGCGTGGGAATAACGATCAGTCCAATCTTCGTAGTTCGGAACAGTCGAGCTACCAACGTTGTAACCCAATGAAGAAGTCGTCAAGAATGCACAAGCTTCTGAGCCCGGTGACGGGGAGCCCGTTGCGCCTGCACCACTTAGGTTAGCAACAAAGCCTGAGCCTGTGACGACGGCGGTCGCTGGGTGGACGTCCCAATGTGTATAGAGACAGTGCCCAGCCTGTTGAAGTTTAAGCGGATCTTTATTAAAGACATTCGCAAAGTAGTTAGGGGCAGTCATGTCAAATGAAGCGCTAATCACGTTAGGATAGAGTGAGTCAGTTCCCATGTGACCATTGAGAACAAGCGTAAAAGCTTGCTTCGGAACGCTAGCGTCTAGAAGAACAACTGAACCGACTGTATGACCACGTGCAGTTTGATCATTAGCGACATACGTCGAAGCAGGGACTGAAGTGATGCCTTCGAATGGCGTGCTCAAGCGGGCGATGACGCCCGATGGTGCCATCAGAACGCCTCTAATGATTGGAACTGAGCAACTGACGTTTGATGTGGTGTGTGAGGCACCTTGCAAACCAGCAGAGCTAAAGACGGTTGAACCCGCCGACTCCGACATGAATGCGCCCAAGAAATAAGTCCTCCCAGGAGGTCCAGCGTCGTTGGCATATGGGTTAGACACCAACATTCCATCGCTAGCACGAGGTTGTTTCTCACCAACAGTGAAACCAGATGAGTTCACAAACCCGTCAGTTTCACGCTTACGCCCGTCGCCGACGCCGAGAACTCGAAGGTACGTTACTGAGGTTGCGTTACGTAACCATTCGGTGACCGCGAGAGGACCGAACTTCTTACCGTCTGTCTTACCAAACTTAGCATAAAAGTCGTTAACTATGCCGACCGTCATAGGAACGAAAGCCGGACCTCTAAGCGCAGTCCCTACAACACCAGCAGGAACACCAACGGGCTCCTGCGCGACTGGGCCGGAAAGATCAATCTCTCTCGTTGAAACGCCGGCTGATCCAAATTTTAAATTCGCCATTTAGGAAGCTCCCAATTTGATGATAAGTATTCCGAAATCTACGCTTTCACATAGTGTATCAAAGGAAGATGTTTCAAACACGTTTTTGGTGAAACTTGGGCCAAAATAAAACTTCGGCGGCGAAGCTGGCGTTATGGGAGATGCTTCCACGATTTACGCTTGATGATGCCAAAGATATTTTCTGATGTAACGCCAAATTTATTGGCAACGAGAACACAAAATTGTTTTGTTGCACCACGTTTTGTTACATCACAAACTGACCAGTCAAGTCTGATCTGACGAATGTCTACGTCTGTGAGTACTGCACGCGCATTGTTCTCACCTGTATGAGAATCGCATAGTCTCTGACGAATAATTGGATTTGACCACATGAGTGTCCATTTTGCACTAATAGCTTCTTTGATTTGAATGCCATTGCTAGAGGCATAAAATCTAATATGCGAGTCACTCATATTTTGACAGTGTTCTTTAGACAACTTTCTGCCCACTTTTGCTTCACGCATTCGTTGTCTAGTTTCTTTGGATGGGTTCCAACCGAGAGAGCCTTCACCTCCGTCTGTTAAATTAGCTCCTCCATGATAGTCACGTGTTCTTAACGTACGTATCAATTCTATTTCTTCTTTGAGAACGATATCGTGTATTGAAGTGGTCAAAGTTATTTCTCGTCTGACACCGTGTTTACTGACAATTCTTTTCCAAACAATGTTACGACACCTGAAATTAGCAACGCGGGCATCATCCCCCTTACCAACGTAAAAGGATGTGCCCGCGTCTAAGCGATAGTCAATGTATACGTGGTGCATTGTCAATCTTACACCACACATACATTAATTTACAACATCAGATAAAGACGACTCCCGAGTTCGAAATTATGAAATCGATAGAAATGTATTCTATGACCTTCGTTGGAACGACAATGATACGACCATTCAAGCGATTTGCATCGACATCTTCTTGCGTGTTATTCGTTTCATTCATGATGACTTGGAACGCTTCGACACCGGCTTGTGCTTGAATGAGACCCAATTGAAGAATTGAGTCGGACACAAACTTGTTTCGAACTGTTGGCGTGTTCTGTTCAAACACGATGTTCTGTGCGATACCGCTGATAATACGCTTGACTTCAAGGAGCAAGCGCCTGACATTAACACGGTCGAGAGCTGACTTAGCAACCTTCAACGTCTTCTGACCATAGATCACAAATCCTAGTCTTGGGAAAGTTGCGATTGGATTAATGCGTGAGTCGTACAACCTGTCACGGTCGCTGACGTTAAGTCTAACATCGACGTTCTTGACGAAATCAAGGGCTGCGCGGTTGAAACCAGCGGGAGCAAACCAAGGATACGCAACTCTATCGTTGAACGCTAAAGCGCTCAAAGCTGCGACTGAGGCAGGAACACTGACACGACGACGGTTTGTAGTGTCTTCGATGACAACATTAGGAAAGTATGTTCCTGCGTAGTCGTTGTCAACACCACGAGTGTCGAGTGCTGAAGCTGTCTTGTCGACGTCAGGACGTTCTGTTGAGTCATCGTACAATCGCAGACCAGTGTCATCATATGACGGGATGTCCATGACGTAGAAAGCAAGACCGTAATCTCTCACTTTATTCATTGCATGATCAGTAATGAATGACTCTTTGATGCCAGGAACAACAAGGATGTTCGTGTTGACAACGAGAGGGTCAGTCATAACATCGATAGCAGTATTGTAAGACATGACGTTTGAGTTGAGTTGTCCGACACCGTTGGGGTTGATAGTCATTCCTGGCGCGATGTACGTTGCTTCGGCGCCGCCTGAGGTGTCAAATGAAGTTGACTTATCATTTAGACGACGAGCGTCACGGTCAAGGAAGTTAACACCATCATATCCTCCAAACATGAAGTTAGTGAACTTCGCATAAGGTGAGAATTTATTGAATTCTGAAGCAGTTCCCTGCGACAATAGTGTTGCAAACGTGATGCGGTTTCCGTTTGTGTCGGCTACAGTGTAGTTCGTCTGATCAACTACGGCATTACGAACGTAAGCAGCTT